CGAAGGGATCATCATCCAAGATGCTGGCATCTACGACGGAATATCAAACGCCGTCATTGGACCTGATGGTACGCCTGAGTACGTACTGGCTGAAGAGCTCGTCCGCAAGCAGAATGCTTGGCGTAACGAGCTGTCTTCAGTGCGCAGTATGGTAGAAGAAAACATAAATCGAGTCAATTTAGTCGGAGTGATTTACAATATGCTCCGTCTCTATTACGCTAAACAATTGAGAGCGATGAAGTACAGAGGCGGTGCTAACTATTATGACAACGGTCATATCTCGATCACCAACGAACAAGTTTTTGGTGTCGATGGCGAGTGTTTGCTTTGGGAATCTTTCCAGGTAATGGACGCAGACGTGAATCTTACTTATACTAAGACACCAGCAGACGTCCAGGGTAGTGAAGTCTTTTACGACATCGGCAGTAACCCAAATCCTGTGATGCACGTGATGATTCGCCATGCACACGCAGAGTGGAAAAGTAATCAAGCATTCTTGTTGACGCACAGTAGTCCACAGCTTTCAGAAAAGGTAGTTATAGTAGGTGGTCGCACACCAGGACAAGTACCTACTATTCACAACCTGAAAGCTTCAGAGATGAAGGCAGCCATCGGCGAGTTTGTGAGGAAGAACGCATGTTATAGAGACTTTGAACTTGCTTATTCGATGTTGGTCAGTGTGCTAACTAAGCCGGTACCCAGGTCAGCAGAAGCTATTACATGGCACAAAAATCCCATCCAAGTCAGGATCCCTAGACCTGCCTGGATTCGCGGTTTAGTACCAGAGCTCTACATGGGGTCTCAGTATTCTAGGGGCCCTGAGTGGCAAGACTGTTTCTATTCGTGGTATAAAGCGTCTATGAGCGCAGTAGTTCACAGCGTGGCCCTGATGGAAGCAGTGTATACTGAAATATTCCATCTAACACGAGTGACAAGCTATGACGACATAGATAGAGACAGTTTTATGTCTTACGCCACTAACCTCGCCGATTGTCCCAATGCGGGCATGATGGTGGACACAGTTTTGACATGTATGCGGTATGGCCGTGAATGCGATTTCAGGTACAAGACATCAGCGGGTGTCGACAGGTTGGCGACGATTCCGGGACTGCTTGACACTAAACAATTAGTTAACGTGAAAGATCCTGCAGCAGCGGAAAGCTACGACCTGTCTGACATGGATGGCACGGCAGCTAAGTTAAACATCATGGCTTATGCTCCAGTGACATATCCATCTCTATCTTATGGAGTAAATGATGACGGGTACTACATGAACGCAGACAGTGCGAGTGTGACAGTGAAACATCGCGTTAGAGATGGAAAAATGATATTCACTGATCCTGCTGAATTCTCACAGTACATGTCCATGATGCGCTTATTCGGGTATGACGTCATTGCCACTGACATCAATTCTGAAACAAAAATGCGCATTCACAACTGGGCAGACAATGCTTCAGGCAGATATATCTATGTGCACAACCCTGATGACATAGCACCCAGGTTCGAGATTAATTGGAGAGACATTAAAAAACGATCTAACTCCTGGATGGAGATTCCAACTTTATACGGTGATGTAACTTTCTCTTACAAACTAGGAAAAAAGGCTTTAACTTGGTTTTGTGGCGAAGAGCGCATTGGATTCTGTTCTGAACCATTAGTAACGGTCAAAAGGACTGAGTTTTTGCGGGCTGTATCACAGTTGTCCCAAGCTAAGCCGTCGGTAAGAATCGTACCTCTACACAGAAGGTCGGATTTTTTAGAAACAAAGATAAGTGTTCCGGCTTCACGCCCTGCCCTGACTCCTGCATCGTTGGACCTAGCGACTGGGCCGTTAATTCAGACTGGTGTGATCGACCCCGATCCTGCTGCAGAAGCCATGGAACCGGACATATAACTTCGGACGTAACAGTGTGGCTCGACGAAACGGGCCTCCCGACCTATGATAATACCAAGGCTGTTTACAGTCTTGTAGGCACGGGATTTGCTTCAGCGGTATCTGACACTTTCGCACGCCGTGAACTGAGGCGTGTGCACGGTGTGCTCAAATCAGTTCTAACTGTTTCTCTTGGTGTAAATGAGTATTACTACGTAAAAATAGCAAATGTGACTTGTCACGACAAAAAAAATAATTAAAATCGTTGGTGCTACTATTGTAGGTAACATAAGGCACGATTTTTCATATGAACAGGCTGGCCTGTGGTATGATAAATACATGTCAACAGTAGTTCCTATGGGTGATAGGTTCAAAGCTGAGTACTATTATAGTATCGACAACAAAGATAATCAAAAAATAACTCAGTTTCATCATACTCACGTTCGTTTATGTGATCTTTTCTCAAATAACAACATTCATTTAAAGGGCGGACGGGCAGTTTTAGCGGAGGCGCTCGATAGATACAACAACATTGAGAGTACTCATGCTACTTTTTGGGTGTACTACGAATCTGCGGATGAAAGGTCAAAGAATTACTTGACTAATTTAATCCTCAGGCACGGTGGTATAGACCTTAATAAACTGAAGCAGGAAGGCGTGTGGGCCAAGCAGATGCAAGGCATGTCTCATTTGGAGCTTAGTCAGCTTTTTGAATTAAACGTGCTCGTTAACAGAATAGATACAGAAGTGGATTGGGCTCAAGAAAAGAAGAACAGGACAGAGCCTAAGCTAGCAAAAGTCACACCTGACAAAGTGTACATAGCTTGCTTGAAGCTGTTTGGAGATGCAAAAATCGAAGGAAAGAAGGCATTCAGGTACAAATATGATGAGTACTGGAATCAGAGGGCAGTGCTGATGCCGAGTGGGTCAGTGCATTCAGAGTACAATAAAGACAAAGCACTCATCAAGGATCTCGACTATCGTTTAAGATCTAAGAAAGGGTTTTTCTCAGCTATGGAAGGGTTTAATCACGACTCTTGGTTGCAGCGAGCGCCAGAGATACATGCGTATACGTCTACTAAGTACGAGTGGGGCAAGACTCGTGCGCTATATGGTTGTGACGTGACGTCACACTTCCATGCAGACTTTGCGCTGAATAAGTGTGAAGAAACATTCCCATCATACGTTCCGACAGGCTCCAGAGCTACGTCTGAATATGTGTCAGGAGTAGCCCAAAACATGAAACATTTAATTCCGTTTTGCTATGATTACGACGATTTCAACTCTCAGCACAGCTTTGGTAACATGAAGGCGGTGCTGAGGGCATGGTACACAGTGTATAAAAACAATTTAAGCGACGAGCAGATTCGTAGCTTGAAGTGGACCATACAATCGATCAATCTGCAAACTGTACACTGCAGCCAAACGGATGATGTGTATCGTACTGCGGGCACACTGTTTTCAGGATGGCGTTTAACTTCATTCATGAATACTGCGTTGAACTTTGCGTATCTCGAAGCATGCGGTATCTCAAAACTATTGACATATTCTTTGCACAATGGTGATGATGTGTTGGGAGTTGCGACAAGCTTTGCACCAGTCTTAAAGTTACTGCGCAATTCTGAGGATCTAGGTATTAGAGCACAGATCTCGAAGATGAACATTGGAACTATAGCAGAATTCTTGAGAATGGACTTCAACGCTAAGAAGCCAACATGTAAACAGTATCTGACTAGAGCTTGTGCTACTTTTACTCATTCTAGGATTGAAAGTGGTAGTCCGAGGTCACAGCGCGCTCTGTACGAGTCATACACAGCTCGCAAAGAAGAGGTGATTGCGCGCGGTGGATCAGAGTTTGTCGATAAGTTGTACAAATCACAAATGCAATTTGCAACTAGATTGTTCGGTTCTGAAGACTTGTCTTTGCAGTATACTACTTATGATCTGGTTGCTGGTGGTAGATGCGACGATGGGATTGTAAAAGATACCATTCTCGCAGACGAAATAATCGAAGAGGATGCAGAATTAGATGTGAAGATGCTGAATCCTGGCGTCAAGGCATTTGTCACT